AAATATACAATATGGATTTGATATAAGTATTAATGGAGCTAACGTAGCTGTATCTCAAGTTGAATTATTAATTAAAATTGGAAGGGTGGCAAGATAATGGCTGATTATGCAAGACAAAACGATTTTAGCGCAAAAGATGCTTTAAGTACTGGAGATGCTGCTAAACTTATAAAAGGTTCAGAGGTAGATGCTGAATTTGATGCTATTGTAACTGCGGTAGCTACAAAACAAACAGTTGCTAAAGGTGCTGACCTTTCTTCAGCTAATACTATGACTATTGGTACAGATGGAAATTATTTTGATGTAACAGGAACTACACAAATTAATACAATGACAGTTGCTATTAATAGAAGTTTTACTTTACAATTTGATGGAGCTTTAGTATTACAGCATCACTCTGCAAATTTAGATTTACCTACCGAAGCTAATATAACTACAGCAGCAGGAGATGTAGCACAGTTTTTTAGCCATACTGCCAATAAAGTACAATGTGTCAACTATACTAGGGCTGATGGTACAGCACCAGCAGGTGGAGGTGCAGGGGGTCTTGAAGACGCAGGAGGTAATGTAGTGGGAATTGAAAATCATGTAACAACAGCAGGAAGTTTCACAGTAACTAATGGCAAGAACTTAGTAACTGGCGGACCATTTACAATTGCTAGTGGGCATACAGTAACTGTGGGTTCTGGCGAAACTTGGACGGTGGTATAATATGAGTACATTATCAAACACAGATTTAACAGTAGCAGATGCCAATATTACAACGCTTAAAGATGGGAGTGGAAATAATCCGTCAACTCCTGCCGAAATTGCTTCGGGGAGAATAAAGGCTTGGGTTAATATGGATGGTTCTGGAACAGCACATATAGATACAAGTTTTAATATGACTAGTATTACAGATAATGGAACAGGAGTTTATACATTAACAATAGCAACAGATTTTGGTTCAGCAGATTGGGTTGCTGCTGGAATGTGTGGAACTGATAATACTACAACGCATTTTCTGGGAACAGGTAATGTTGCTCCCGCTGCTGGTACTCTTAAAATTCAAACTGTAAACGATGGTGGTGGTGCTATTGATTGTCCACATATCATGGTAATGATGGTAGGAGACCAATAATGACTGACAAAAGAATAGTGTATCAAGAAAGTAATGGTATTGCTTCTATTGTAGTTCCTTCACCAGAGTTTTTAGCGAGTGGTGGAACAATGGACGATTTACTAATAAAATCTGTTCCTGAAGATTGCAGAGACTCAGCGAATGTTGTTGAAGTTGATACAGTTCCAAGTGACAGGACATTTCGTAACGCTTGGGTAACTGAACAAGGCAAGAGTGTTGAGATTGACTTAGATAAGTCCAAAGTTATCGCTAAAGAAAAAGTTAGAGAAGCTAGGACTCCTAAGTTTCAAGAATTAGACATTGCTTACCAACGTGCTGATGAAGCAGGTGATTCTGATGCTAAAGCCGCAGTAGTCGTAAAAAAACAAACAGCAAGAGATGCTACAGCAGATACCAAGATAACTAACGCTGATTCCGTTGATAACTTAAAGACAGGAATGAATGAAGTGATTGCAGAGGTGGAAGGCTTATGAGTAAATTAGTAGTTGGAGAAATTGAAAATGCCGCAGGTGGTAATCCTTACAGTATTACTTTAAGCGCAGAGCAAGCTACTACAAGTGGTACGGCTATTGATTTTACATCTATTCCTGCAGGAACTAGCCGAATCATTGTTATGCTTGAGGGTGTTAGCTTATCGGGAACAGATAGTATGCTAATTCAGTTGGGTGATTCTGGAGGGTTTGAAACATCAGGGTACGTTTCGGCAGGGTCAAATCAGGCAGGTTCTGTTGTTACAAGTACAGCAGGGTTTATGGTACGAGCAGGTGCGGCAACTGAAGCGATTAGTGGTCATGTGTTGTTGACTTTATTTAATTCATCTAATTTTTCTTGGATAGGTTCAAACGTATCAACAAAGGGTGATGGTGTTATTTTTAGTGGTGGAAAAAAGGATTTATCTGCTGAACTGACACAAGTTCGCATAACTAGGACTGGAAGCAATACCTTTGATGCAGGTGCGGCGGCTATCCAATTCACTTAATAGGAAAAACAATATGGCTGATGTAATTGAAGTAAATGTACAAACAGGGGAAAAGATAACACGTTCTTACACCCAACAAGAAAAAGATAATATTGCTACTGCTGAAGCAGAGGCAAAGAAGGCTTTTGATGCTCTCGACTATAAAGATAAACGGCTTGCACATTATCCCACTATTCAGGAAGCGGTTCACGCTTTGTTAGATGGCGGAGATACTCTTACAGATTTACAAGCTAAAAGAACTGCCGTTAAGGAGGCTTATCCTAAATGACAAAGGTAACTAACACAGGTATTTTCATTCCAGAGGGAAGTGCTGCTGCTACTGATGAAGCAGGTTCTTCTCAAATCTGGACTAAAACTGTAGCAGGCGGTAGTGTCTTGATGCACACCAATGATGCAGGTGTAGACCACAATATCAATGGTATTACTCGAAGTGCAGATTTTGCGACAACGAGTGGTACAACTATAGCTGTCTCTGGAATCCCACTTGGCGTGGAAAGCATTGATATTTGTATAGAGGGAATGTCAACCGCAGGAAGTGGAGAAATTCTTATACAACTTGGAACGGCTTCGGGGCTAGAAACTAGCGGTTATCATTCACGTTCTGTTGATGACAATGGTAATGATGATGGACGAACCACTCATATGATTATAACGTACAGCGTAGCAGCAGGTAATGTACTAGGTGGAATGATAAGTATGAGACTGAAAGACATTACTAATAATACTTGGGTGTGGTCTGGCAGTACCGCAAGAACAGGTACAGTTGGCATGAATTTTATGGCAGGGGTAAAAAGTCTTAGCGCACCAATATCCAGATTCGACATGACAAATACCGCAGGCGATGCTTGGGATGCAGGCGATATTGTTTTACTTTATTCATAGGAAATTAAAATGGCAAAAGACTACATAGAATACGACCTTATAACAGGTACAAGAACAACAAGGGAACATACTCAGGCAGAGATAGATGCAAGAATTGCTAGTGCAGGTACAGATGAAGAAAAGTGGCGAAGAATTAGACAAGACCGCACTCAACTGTTAAAAGATACGGATTATGCAGCCTTACCAGATAGTCCAGAAATGACTTCAGAAATGGCAACTTATAGACAAGCCCTGAGAGACTTACCTGCATCTGAAAGTAACCCTGACAATATAGTGTTTCCGAGTAAACCTGAATGACAGAAGTATCATGGTACGCTTATCTAATAATCCTATTTCTGCCTTGCTTAATAAATACCCTAATAGGTATATATATCCAGCTTTACTTAAAGCGTATAAACAGGCAGGAAAGGAAGCCACCGTGGACGTACAAAAAAAGTCTAATTAATGCTGTAGCTATTGGTGCGCCTATGGGTGCATTAACTCAGATGTTATTACAGTCAGCTTTGTCTCCTTATATATATTTAGATGAAGCTAGTCAATGGAATTTAGTTATATTTGCAGCAGTGTTCTGTCCTTGGTTAATTATGATTGGATATTCAACATCTTTATGGTATACAAAGAAAAAAGGATATACAATGTTATATGAATACTTAAGAGTACGCCATCATGAAATTGAATATCCAGATGATGATAGTGATTTTACTGTAAAAGATTATCATAAATCAAGTTTAAATGGAAACGATATAAGGGAAGAATAATGATTTATAAACATCCAGAACCTATTGTTAAAGCAATTGATTTTATTACTTATAGTTGTAGTGGCTGGGCTTGTGTAGCAGCTTATGTAAATCATTATTCAACTATGTTTGCTATTGGTATAGCTTTTTGTTCTTTAGTTGTTAGTATAGTATATAAACATTTAAACTACAAAATAAATAAAAAGAAAATAGAATCTATGTTTAGAGAAGAAAAAGAAAATTGGGAATGAAACTTTCGTTAAAAACTATAGAAGAACCCAGTAAGCAAGTTGAATTTTTATATATAGCTGGCTCATTAAAAAGGAAAGACCCAATAGAAAAAGCAATAAAACAACTTAGTAATTTTACTAAATTTGTAGGTATAGTTGATGAAAACGAAAAACTTTATGGCGGTTTTGGTTTAGATAGACATGAAGTTCATGTGGCAGTTAATAAAAAAATTAAAGGCAAATGGGCATTTTTATTACCGCAAATGGTAGATATTGTTGTAGACGATTTTGGGTTTGTTACGTGGTTTTATGATACTACAAATAAAGAAGAAGAGAAATGGAATACACATTTAGTTAAACATTTATCTAAAGAATATGAAATTAAAAAGATTAAAGAAGATAATAATATACATTTTTATGAGTTGAGGAAAATATAATGAGTTTTATAGGAAAAGCTGTTAGAGGCGTAACAAATATGTTTGGTTTAACTGGAGACGTACCACAACAGGCACAATCCAGAACTGGATTTTTTCCTCCGTATGTAAATATTTATAATCCGTTATACGAAGCAGAAATGAAATCGGGCGGTAGTAAAATTGAAAATACTGGTAGATTTACGTCAGAAGGTGAGCGTCTTAAAACACTATTTGAAAATATACGCGGTAGAAAAGCAGAAGAATTAGAGGAGTTTACGACAGGTGGGCGAGATGAAATAATAGCAAGAGAACAACAATTATTTCAAGACGCAGTTAACCCTGATATTACTAGAGCTAGAAACCAATTAAGAAATGATATTATTGGAGGAACTGGAGGATTGTTTACAACTCCAGGAGGACAGCAAGCTCTGGCTGCGTTTGAAGCAGACCTTACTGCTGATACAGCATCAAGAAATATAGAAGCTATAAATAGAGCAGAAACTAGACAAAGATTATTAGAATC